GTTCATGTATTTGTTCACAGATTTCTGAGCGTATCGAATACTCATCTGACCAGATGTAGTGATCGCTTCTGCCATTTCTGAAATATAATATAAGAAATATTTGTTAGCAGTTGCACCGTAGAGACTGTTCATGGCAATCTTAATCGACATCTGTGAGTTGTGTAATTGGCTCACCTCACGTTTCAGTTTCTGTTTGATCACTGGGTCAGTCTCAACCTCGAGCTGTTGTTCGACTGCAAGCATCTGTTTCTTGACAAGAGAACGATTGTTATAGTATTCATCAATGATACCGGGAATGATACCGACTGTTTCATTATCAAAGCAAACACCATTCGCACAAACAGAGACCGATGGGTCATCGTTGACGTATTGATCGTTCAGTACCATGTCTTGTGTGACATATTCTCTACGATCACTGACCCACGTTTCGGGTGACATATTATATTGCAACATGAGGTGTGGATACAGAGAGTTCAAATCAAACGATACGACCCAAGGATGCATGCCTTGAACTGGATCTTTCACATAACCACCGACAAGACCTTCAAGTGGTTGACCGGGGCCACCCTTGAGTGGTGGGACGATCTTGTCTTTCATCAATCGACGATAAATCGTAGTCTCCCAAATACCCACTGTACCAAACGCATCTTTATAATCAACACCACCACCATACGCGACTGCCATCACCAGAGCCAAGAGGTTGGTTTCTTCTTCAAGAGCTGAAATCAATTGTGTATCAACGAGATTATAGTCAAGATAGAGCTGAGGATTCTCTTCGTAGAGTGTGGTCAGGTTACCGTAAGCAGAGTAATCTAGTTTCTGTTTACCGAGCACGGAATAGGCAATGTGATCAAGTTTATAGGATTCTTGTGGTCCATATTTGTAGCCGAATTTCTTGAATGCATCCATGTAATCGATCACGGTCATGCCAGAGATCCGATACGTAGACTGAACCTTGTTAAACACTTCGTTGGATCTCTTTTGTAAGTGTTTCCAAGGCGATAATCTCTTGGCTGTTTCTTCACCAAGCAATGAAATAATTCGAGTCACGACGTACTGAATATCAAAATATTCACAGTTCCACCCGGTGACAATATCGGGATAATCAGATGCCCACAGCCGTACAAAGTACTGAAGAAGCTCAACCTCCGAGTTGAATTTTACAAAATTGATATTGTCGGGATCAATGCCAGAGATGGTGTCAAATTTGTCATAATCTTTGCGACCGAGCAATGTATATTTGTCACTGCGAGAGCTGTGAAACGCAATTGATGTGATCTCTTTGTCTGCAATTTCGACATCGGGATAGCCATCACTGATATCAACCTCAATGTCAAACGATACAATGTTGAGCTGACTGACATCGAAATCAATCTCGCCGGGGTATTGTTCTTGTATGAATTGTGCTGTATAGTTTGTAGTACCAAAGATCTGCATATTGCCAACATCTTTGTACGTTTCCACGAATTCTTTAGCGTCACGCATATCACCAAATTTTTGTGCATGCAATTGTTTGTTGCCAATGAGCGATCGGAATTCACCACCTTTCTTAGGTGTGTGCAGATAGAACGTGGGAGCAAATGGAACACGATACGAGAATCTTTTACCGTTATCGTAGCCACGCCATAGAATATTGTTGCCGAATCTTTCGACGGATGTGTAGAAGGAAGCCATAATGTACCTTAGTCAAATTAATCATGCCATTATAACATGACCGAAGTGAAATGTCAATAGGTAAAATCAACCGGACGATATTTAAGGTTGTCGTTGGAGCCATTACAGATGTAGACCATGAAACAGCCACCCCAGTCACCGACCTTAAAATTATCAATGAATTCGTCTGTCAATCTTTGTGTGAAGCCGTCACCCGAGAATCTTATCTGCCAAGGCTCGTATGCACGGAGGAAGGTCTCACGGAGATGTTTGAGTTTACGAGGGCCATCTTCGTCTAACATATGACACTCTACAGCGATGTGTTTTACATTCTCTTTAATCCAAGGCAGATTTTCTTCAGTGAGAATATCGTATTCACCACCTTCGCAATCAATTTTCAGGTAATCAATTTTTTCAATATAATACCATTTTATAAAATCTTTAAAAGATAATGTGGGTACAGGATCTGGATCGAAATCACCAAATCCCATATCCTTGTTATTACCCATAAATGCATTGATTGGTACTACTGGAGTTTTTGCCTTGTTACATATATGAGAAAATGAGTTATACATTGTGGTGCGAAGTAGTGTATCATTTGGTTCTATAGCATAAACCTTACTAGCACCATGGTCTAAAGCCTCACAGGTAAACATACCTATACACGACCCAACATCTACCACAACATCACCCGGCTGAACAGTGTAATACCATTTGTAGAGTTCTTTATAGAAAAACTCACAGTACAGCGTATAGATTTCTTCGACGTCATTGTTGAGACCTTCGAAGCTCATACCCTGCTTTTTGAGAGACGTGGTCATGCTGCAATCTCACTAAAGTTTTTGACCTTTTTGAATTTCACATGAGATGCAAATTTCTCTGCGAACTGATCACCACGATGTGATATCACAAAGATGTTGTCATCATTGTTCAGCGTGTGTAATGTTTCAATAAGGCTCTCAATACCAACACCATCAAGCGCACCATCAAGAGTCTCGTCAAGTATCAGAAGATTGGTTGATACTGAATTTCGTAATTTAGCCACTGATCGCCATGACAACATAATCGATAGGGTGATACGAAGTTTTTCACCTTCAGAGAATGAGGCATACGAGAATGTGTCACGGAACCGAGATTTGATCACCTCATTGAAGTTTTCATCTAACTGAAAATCAACAAAGAGGTCAAATGCAGCCAGATACTTGTTGATGAGTTTATTCATCACTGGAATATATTGAGCGATGATTCGACTCTTGATGCCACCATCTTTCAGAATGGTAGATACGACACTGAGAGTTGACTGGTCTTCAAGTAGCTCTTTACGGTCTTGTCGATAGACCTCAAGTTTGTCTTTGAATTCTCGCAGTGTTGATGTATCAACTTCTTCGACCTCACGTTCTGCATCCTCAAGCTCTTTCTTAAAGCCCATCAGAGCATTTTTGAAGCTCTTAATTTCTGCCTTAATTTCAGAAGAGCCAAAACTCTGCATCTGAATCTCTTCCTCTATCCCATCAACAACATTAAGTCGCTCTTGATAGGACTCGATCTTTTTGGAAATATCTTCGAGCCCTTGGTCGATTTCTTGTTGCCTAGTGGTCTTTTCGGTCACGATATTTTCTTTGAAATCATGATCAATGCCTTGTTTACAGGTCGGGCAATTATCATTATCGTGATAGAATTTGAGTTCTCTTTCAAATGTTTTTCGGCTGGTCTCCATGTCTCGTTTGATAGAGTTTGCCTTGTCGATTCGAGCCTTGACTTCTTTCTTATCAGCGATAGTCAGATATAACGCTTCAATCGATTCTTGAATGGAGTCAATCTGCTCTTGCTTTTCCTCAACACCAGCAATATGGACCTTCATCTTCTCACGAATCTTTTCAACCTCAGTCTCGCGAATCTTAAGAATCTTGGCATTACTATCTTCGGTCAATGAAACCTTAGATTCGATGATATCAACTTGATAGGCATTTTCACTAATCGCATTCTTGTTCTCGTTGAGTCTATCTTTTGCAAGAAGGCCCATGGTACTGAAGACTTGAATGTCGAGTAGATCCTCAATGATATCACGGCGTTGTTGCGCAGGTAATTCCATAAAGGGTACATACGTAGCACTACCCAACACGACAATTTGATTGAATGATTTATAATTGATGCCGAGAATGTTCTGCTCAAGATATGTCTGGTAATCTCTCTTTGCAGCATCTTGGTCAACCAACTCACCATTCTTTGTGATCTCAAATACGACGGGTTTGATCCCTCTACGTATGAAATACTCATTGCCACCTACAGTGAATTCAATCTCAACCAGCATACCTTTCTGGTTAATAGAATTAATGAGCTGAGGTTTGTTAATCTTTCGAAATGGCTTGCCGTAAAGACCAAAGACAATTGCATCTAGTAGAGTAGACTTACCACTGCCGTTTGTGCCACTGATTAGGGTGGTTGGACTGTTGCACATTTCAATTGTTGTAAATGTGTTGCCCGTTGATAATATATTCTTGTATCTTACACGCTTGAAGTTTATTCTCATATTATAGACTCAATGCCTCTAGGTAAAGATCATCAACTGTACCTTTGATTTTACCTTTATCAATTGTGGTTTCAAGTGAATCGATGTAATTATGCAGAATTTCTTTGGTGTCTTTCGTCTCGTCTAGTACCTCATCAACTCCGACGTGTTCCAAATTCAAAGCATCATCGACAGCCTTAACATCAGCTGCACCTTCATCATTCAATTTGCTCATAAAGAGATCATAAAGATACGCGTTGGTACGATTCTTAATGATCACCTTAATATATGTATCCTTGAGCATCGATGTATCAAGTCCAGCAATATCCTCAATGGTCATGTCTTCATCATCATAATCAATTTTATGGAACATGCGATTTGGATTTTCAACCTTCACCATTTCACGAGTCTCAGTATCGAATACATGGAACCCTCTGCTCCCACCATAATCGGACCAAGTCATTTCATATGGAGCACCCAGATATTCTAGGTTCTGGTAGCGAGATGGGTGATGAAAGTGACCAGAGTAAACATTTTCAAAGCCTTTAAAGAGTCCAACATCAAGACCATGAGAACACACCGAGCCTTTCATCATTTCAAAGCCCTTCATTTCCAAATGAGCCATTACAACATCTGCATCAGAATTTGCAATGACATCGAAATTGTATTCAGAATTTTCTTTGCTAATCCACGGCAACATCAGAAACTTGGTAGACCCTAGCTGAAGATGTTGAGCCTTATCTTCATAGAGGTTGAACGATGGGTATTCTGAGAGCAAGAGCTTCATTGAATTTACATCATTCGTGTTTGTATAATAGGTGTCGTGGTTGCCAATCAACGCATGAAAGTCAATATTTCTTTTTGCCAATTCATCGAATAAGAATTCTCTGCCTCGCTTGAGGCTCAAATAATTCACATACTTTCGACGATCGAACGTATCACCAAGATCAAACACAGTGGTAATGCCATGTTCATCTAGGTAAGGAAAGAAAACTTCCAAAAAGAATTTACGCTGAAAGTCAGCAAAGATTCTACTGTCACCACGGGCACCAATGTGAATGTCTGTGACTATTGCAATTTTCATTTACGATCCTTTAATCCGAAATCGATATATTTGTACCAGACTCTTTCGTGTCCGTAGTATAATATCATTTTTGTTACCACCTCAAAACCGGCAATCATTCCAGCCCAATCCAACTGGCCGGTGATTAACCATGCTAGAAGAAATGTATCGGTCGTCGCTACTATTCTCCAGGTGAGTGTTTTTGCTAGGTGTCGAGACGCACTTACTGTCTTTTCCATAGCTGTCTACTTTTTAATTTTGGCTTCGAAGTCTTTGATGAATTCTGCGATGTATTCGGGTGGGTCACTCAATTGAACTTGAACATCACTGGAATCCATAATCTCAGCCTCGGTCATCATAGCCTGGGAAGACTTAAACCGAATGTACATTTGCTTCTTTTCTTTTTGAATACGTCTCAAAAATGCGAACCAAATTATCTGGGTAAAATATGCAAAGGGGTTCTGAGATTTTTCTGGGTTGAAATTGTGAATGTACTGAATACAGTTCTCAATTCCGTCAGAAATCATATCGTCCTTATATGAGTAGCCAGAGAAGTTTGGTTTGGTAGCCAAACGCGTTGCAATAAGAAAAATGCACTCGCCGATATACTCTGGAATTTTTGGGTTGGGTTCACCCGATTCTTCAGCATCTTTACAAGCCTGCCCATAGTTAATCAGAGCCTCTAGTAAACTCTTATTATTCACATAGTTTTTAGCCATTACAACCTCCAAACAAATATTAAATTAAGAGTGCCATTTTATACCATTTCTGGTTAAAAGTCAACCATTAATTGTGTTATATGTCGATTGTGTAGATTTTGAACTTGAATTGTTCGTTAGAATAGATGTCGATACGTTGTCTAAAATGCTTTAACGTGTAATTCTCAAATGAACCCACACTCAAATCGTCGGTGATATCATACAAGGTTGCCTTGTCTGATCCATTACCTTTTCGTAGTGTTCTACCAATACTCTGCAGAACCTTGATTTCTGATTTACTGCTCGATGCAAAGATTACGTTATCAAGCCGACGCAAATTAACCCCAGTAGAAAATACTCCATAAGAGGCCAAAATGTCGTGTTTTTTATCAGGATCATTTTCAACCAGATGTCGAATTCTTTCACGTTCGTCTCCTTTTGTCTTACCATAAATGAAATGTAATTCTCTGCCTTCCTTTCTTAAAAGAGGCTCAAGAATCTTACCATGTTTTTCAACAAGATCAAACAGAATTAAGTTATTCTGACCTTCCAGACTGTGTACAAGATTGCGTATAAAATTATTACGTCTTTCGTGATTAACTATAAACTCTCTTTCAGCCGGATACTTTCGACTGTTGTCTTTAATCTTTCTCAAAGCATCTTTGAATTGTTTTCTGCCATCATTCGAGTGAGATAACACGATTGCCTTAACCTCGAAATCTGCGACAGTACCTTCTGCCATGAGATCCTTAGTAGCGACATATCTTTTCACCTCACCAAAACAACCCTCTAATACCATCTGGTGAGTTTTACTTTCAGCCGTTTTAAGTGTGCCAGTAAACCCATGTCGATACTCACAATCGGTTAACTTTTCCATAATTGTGGTGAGAGATTTTGCTTGGAATGTGTGAGCCTCGTCACCCAATACTACTCTGAATTGGTCGAACCAGGCTTTTGGTTGTTTTACAATTGATTGCCAGGTACTGATTACAATGGGTGATTTTGTATTCTTATCAATACCGCCTTGTATACGATAGATAAGACTCTCGTCACAGCCATAGTCCATAAAGTCACCAGCCATCTGATGTACCAGAGAAATGGTGGGTACGATAATTAAGGTACGATGACCAAATGTCTGATAATAGTGTTGCTGTATCAGATAGATGATTAAAGACTTACCAGATGATGTCGGTGATAAAGATAGAGATCTGCGTTTACGCAATGCGTTAAGTACATATTGTGCTTGATAATCTCTCGGTACAAACTTACAGTTGATTTCTTTAGCGAGCTCAGAAACATAATCGTCATCGAAGTCCTCATCTAGCCCGATCTCGTCGGGCACATTTAAATGATAGTCTCTCGCCTCACAAAATTCTTTGAGTTTTGGAAAGAGCCCAACGAAAAGAGTAGGTCGCATTGGTTGATACAAACGAATCGTACCATCCCATACACGTGCTTTTACCTTTGGATTAAATTGCCACCCATCTGGTTTGAATGAGAAATATTCAGAGATTTCTTGTCGAATACCAGGATCAGCCGTAACTTTCATGTGAACCGAGTTGATATATTCGACGTTGACCACGTCACCCATGATTTAGATAAACCTTTCATTGCCGTTTTACCTATTTATATTTCTTTGAGAAATAGGAACGGAGCAGAAAGATTCGTACATATGCTATTAGGGTAAACCCAATGGTGGTCATAATGCTAATTCTCACGGGGTCGAGAATCTGCCAAAGTTCTATAAAGGTATACAGCATTAAAAGATTCAGAGGGTAGTTAATGATAATGCCGGTAGCTACTTGTGTCAATGTCTCCTTGTGCAATCGTTTGGTTTCTAATTTCATTAATAGTCACCAGACTGGAATTTCATCACATCCAGCATATTCTTAATAATGAAATTACGAGAGTGAATCATTTTAATAATGTCTTCGTAGAAAGAGGCCCGAGCTGTATGATAATCAATTTTGAGGCTGTGGTTAATAATGTCTTTATCAGCCTGAATGTATTTGTCGAGATCGTTGCGAAGAACCTTTTTCTGGTAAGGTCTCCAGCCACGTTCTCTCAGATCCTCTTCAGCCATAGAACCATCATAGTATTCTCTCTTATCATGCTCAAGCTCTTTGTATTCAGCCTTAAGCTTCTTAATGCGCAACACTTCCTTGAAATACATGTTATAATATTTGCTGTGCAATTTGGGAATCTTACGACTCTCTGAAACCAAATCAGTTTCATCAATGGGTGCATCTTGTGACCACATTTCACTTATATCTTCAGTACTCATACTATACTCCTAGTGCCAATCTTTATCCAGTTGCCGGTGGGGTCCATAAATCCACGTGATCAGTGAATATCGAACGCCTTCAGTAACTGGTGTCACCCTATGACTTATATTAGATGGAAATAACATCACAGAACCTAGATGTGAAAATGGCTCTGTGCTACATTTTTTAACCTGCAACTGACCACCTTCGTAGGTATCTGGCTCGGATAATTGAACCACCAAGGTCAGTTTTCTCTGAGGATCACCCTCCAGTATGTCAGAGTGCCAGATAAACTTTCCACCTGGCCTGTATCGTAGAAGAGTCACTTCGCCAGTATGGGTGATATCCATCCCATCGTTGTGTTCTTGGGCTATTTCAAACAGTGCATCTCTCAACGATTGATCATCAATATCGTAACAATCAACCTGGCGCGCGTCTGG